AAAGAATTTGATAAAGCAAAGTTTAATGATCCATCAAAGATCTTCCCTCAAACATTACCATCAAACATTAAGACAGTAGATGAAAAGTATATTCAGGAATTTTTAAAGACCAACAAATTTTATGATGGAGATATTGACGGAATTGTTGGTAAAGGTACATTAGATGGTATTCGTAAGTATTTGAGTACTGTTCAAGTTGATACTAAGGGATGGAATAAATCCAGATTGCTAGTTGGTATGGAACAAGCAATTTATGCCAATGCCAAGATTGAAATAGGAACTATTGATGGTTATGATGGTCCACAAACAAAGTATGCCAGAGAACTATGGACGGCACGACAAAAAGGTGATAAAGAAGTTGCTGCCATTCAAAACTGGAGACCTGTAAGTATTATTACACCTAAGAATGATTGGCCTAGACAAGCAGATTGTATGAAGTATTATGGAGATGTTGGTACTAACCAAACAACTCTTAAACTGCCTTGGAATATGGTTCTGGCCTGGGACACTAAGAAGGTTATTTCTTCATTTTCTGTTCATGAAAAAGTCCATGATTCTATGTATAGATGTTTTCAACGGATTGGAGATGCTTATCCTGATCCTGGGGTTAGACGGAAGTTAGGCATTGATCTTTGGGGTGGATGTTTGAATGTTAGACAAATGAGAGGTGGTTCTTCATGGTCTATGCACTCTTGGGGAATAGCAATTGACTTTGATCCAGACAGAAACCAAATGTATTGGGGTAAGGATAAAGCAAGACTTGCCAAAGAAGATTGTGAAACATTCTGGAGAATCTGGGAAGAAGAAGGTGCAGTTTCATTAGGTAGAGCAAGGAACTTTGACTGGATGCATGTTCAATTTGCCCGTCTATAAATACTATTTCTTTTAACAAAACACGAAACGGAGGTAGATGATCAGAATATATGTTAAAACACCAGCACATCATCATTAGAGCAGAGGTTTCTAATCCACCTCTTGAAAAAGATTTGGATGGAATGAATAAGTGGTTTACAAACTTGATTGAATCTATTAACATGAAGATTCTATCAGGTCCTCATATGGTATATTGTAATATGCCTGGAAACAGAGGATTCACTGGTGTTTGTTGCATTGAAACATCACACATTGCGTTTCATTCATGGGATGAAGATACTCCTTCAGTAATTCAACTGGATGTTTATACTTGTTCTGAATTAGAAACAGAAATCGTGTTTGAGAAAATGAAACAATTTTCTCCCAAGATGATTGAATACACATATATTGATCGTGATAACAAATTAAAAATTGTGAGTGATGGAAAACTTAACTATGAGTAAACTTGTTCTTGAGAATATTCTACAAGTAAGCAGTAAGATTGAATCTATAGTGAAAGAAAACAATCTCTCATATATAGATGCATGTATGCTTTATTGTGAAAGAACAGGACTTGAAATAGAATATGTAGGTGAGATACTAGAAAAGAATCAGCATATCAGATTGTTGATTCAAAAAGAAGCAGAAGACTTACATTTTCTAAAAAGAACAGGAAATATTCTAACATGAAGACACTAAATAACATCCTTTATCCTTCTACAAGTATTTGGAATTCTGATGTTTGGGATAAGGATGTTATTTTTGAATCTGTAATACCAGAACCAGAAATACATATTACTCATTTCAAAGGTTCTAATATTTCTTCACACGAACATGTATATCCATGGGAACATACAGACGAAAAAGGAACAAAGCATTCTGGTGAAGTAACAATCACTCATTATAGATTGACCAATCCATCCGCTCATCATAATGAAGATGAAGATTCACCAGAGTTTCCTGGTGGAATGGAAATTACCTTTACAACAAATCCTGGAAAATCTACCAAATCACAAAACAAATATAAAAGTGTCGGTAAAGAATCAATTCCTCCAAAAGCAAGAGCAGCAATTGGTGCGAAAATAAGAGGAATTGTTGAACATCATGTTAAAACTCGTGGTGTACAATTTGCTGAAGAAATGAAAAAAGATAATACTCCAGCCTTTCTGAAAGCAGAAGGATATGAACCTGGAGCATCTGAAAATAAAAAGGCAGCACAAGCAGCATATGATAAACATATAGCATATGGTAAAATGTTTAAGTCTCTTGCCAAAAGAATGCCACATTTGTTTCATCCATTTAAATTACCAGAACCAAATGAGTATGAAGATATTACAGGTTATCACGGAATTTTAAATCTACATTTCAAATAACAAAAGTCTTTTATTATGAAACCATTTGAAGCATATCAACTCTATGTTGCTTTGAAGAATCATTTTACTCAAAAGACTTATGACTTTCATAAGTATCAAGGTAAGACCAAAGTAACATACGATCATTATCAAAAACGCAAAGATAAGTATTATTTTCAAAAGTTAGCAAAGCATAGAGATCCCCAAGGATATCTGATTGCTAACTTTATTGAGAATCAATCATTTTGGGCAGGTGAGATTTCTCATAATCAAGAGAGTAATAAGAACTATCAATCCTGGTCAAAACGAGTTCAATCACTACATTACATTTTTGAACAAGACCTCAAAAAAATGCTATTGACTTGTTCATTTGAAGACCTTATAAGAGTACCAGACAACGGACATCCAACATGTATTGTCAAATATCTACAAAAGGAAATATCATTAGAGTCCTTAATACTATTTGTTGTAGCATGCCGTTGTTACTCATATTGGAATAAACATCTTGCAAAGGATGTTGTTTGGAATTCTGTAGGAAGAAATATTGTTAAGTATAAACCCTTTCTACAGATAGACAGTCAGAAATGTAAGACTGTTCTGAAGAAGTTAGTCAAAGAGCAATCCTTGTCTAATGAGCATGTATAAATAATAGAGTGAAATCTTTATTATGAATACAATCAATACAATAATACAATCAATATAAACAATACGGAGATACAAATATGGCAAATACATCTTTTTCTGATCTTAAGAAGTCTCGTCAAGCACAGATTGACAAACTAACTCAAGAGATCAGTAAGGTTAGTTCCCCACAACAAGGAAATAGTGGTCCAGATGAAAGGTTCTGGGAACCAACAGTAGATAAGGCAGGAAATGGATATGCGGTTATTCGTTTTCTACCAGCACCAAAGGGAGAAGATTTTCCTTTTGTTCGTGTATTCTCTCATGGATTTAAGGGACCAACAGGTTCATGGTACATTGAGAATTCACTGACTACTATTGGTAAACAAGACCCTTGCTCGGATTTTAATACTACTCTTTGGAATTCTGGTTCAGAATCAGATAAGGAACAAGCACGAGCACAGAAACGTAAGTTGCACTTCATTTCCAATATTATGGTAGTGAAGGATTCAGAGAATCCACAGAATGAAGGAAAGGTATTCCTCTTCAAGTATGGTAAGAAGATTTTTGATAAGATCAACGATCTAATGAATCCACAGTTTGATGATGAACAACCTGTTAATCCCTTTGATCTTTGGGAAGGTGCTAATTTCAAGTTGAAGATTCGTAAGGTTGAAGGATATCGTAACTATGACAAGTCAGAGTTTGATTCACCTTCAGCAATTTCTGATGATGATTCGGAACTAGAAGCAATTTGGAATCAAGAATATTCTCTACAGGATTTCATTGATCCAAAGAACTTTAAGACTTACGAAGAACTAAAGAGTAAACTTGATCGTGTTCTTGGTTTGACTGGTACTCCTGGTAAGACTGTTGAACCTACAGCAGAAGCACCAAAGGGTAAGCAGAAGTTTGCTGAGAAGACCAAGACATCAAAGGATGAAAGTCCATTTGATGAAGATGATGATGACCTAGAACACATTCTAGGTAAGATCAATGATTAATTGATCTGAGAAAGATCAATGATTAATTGATAGAAAGGGGAGCAGAAATGCTCCTCTTTTTTTATTATACAAAACATCGTCCGTAGGAGCCTGATCCACCTGTTCCTGGAGATGCTTGAGATGATTCTGGATTATTTCTTCCACCACCAGAGTTTCCTCCATTTGCGCCTCCTCTGGCATTATCTCCAGGCGTTCTTCCTGCTTGTGCGCTTGCTTGTTGTGCCTCTTCTAAACTTTTTTGTGCTAATCCAGATGCTCTATAAGCATCCATATTCTGTTGTTGTTCTTGAGTTCTTTCTGTTCCTCCTCCCTTTCCATATTGATCCCCAAGAATTCCTCCTGCCGTTCCTGGTCCAGATGAAGGAGGAACCGGAGCAGAAACGGGGGGAAGTGGTTGTGCCTGGGGTGCTCCAGGAGCATTTGCAAACATTCCCTGGCCCGGTTTAGGTGCTTCTGAAATCACTACTCCAGGAGCAACAACATTTGGTGCTGGTGCTGGTGCTACTTGTGCT